TTTTGTTGGAAGCCAAGTCAATTTCGTCAAGCAATAGAATCGCACCGCGCTCCAAGGCTTCGATGACTGGACCATTATGCCAAACGGTTTCGCCATTAACCAAACGGAATCCACCAATAAGATCATCTTCATCAGTTTCAATTGTAATATTGACACGAATCATTTCACGCTTAAGTTGAGCACATGCTTGCTCCACCGAAAACGTTTTACCATTACCCGAAAGCCCAGTAATAAAAGTCGGATAGAATAGTCGGGATTGGATAATTTTTTTAATGTCACCAAAATTACCAAACTTGACGAAGGTATCATCTTTATGGGGGATAAGGTTTTGCTCAACAGCAGGAAGAGCTGCAGGTGATTGATAGGTTTGTTCCAGTTTTTCTTGCACAGTCAGATTCCACTTTCCACGGCCAACTTTAAATTGATCAAGTTTTTTAGAGACGGTTTGATATGAAGTCTCATTCATTGCACACCAGGCACGAACATCAGCAGCAGTAATGTTTTCACCGTACAGATTTTTCAGAGAAGAACTAATGTAGTCGGTTGAGAGAGCCATGAGTTTGGGTTGTTTGTTTCAACTGAAGTTATTATAGAACAAAAAAGGGATGCTTGGAATCCCCTGTAGTCACTTCGCATACCGTCCATACTTGTATCGGAGTGCCATGAGCATCCATGCATCCGTAAGTTTTTTTGGTCCCTCTCGGAGAACCTTTTGAACTTTCGGATCGGTTTCAGAAGCAAGTGCAATTTCTTTCCAGTTCATGCTACTAGAGAAATAAATTCACCAAGAACTTTTTTATTTAGTTTCTTAGTCTTCAAACTTTTAACAAATGCAGATTTAATCTGAGATTTTGTTGCATCTTCTTTCACATCAAATTCAGATTCTTGAGAAAGTGCTGTTGAAGACAATCCAAAATAAGCATCATAACCAGAATTAGTAATAGTAAAACTCTTCATTTTTTTCCATTCATTCTGAACTCTATCGTACTCCTTTTCACCATAAGAAAGATAAAGGTTGATAAACCTATTTGCATCCCGAGAAGCAAGAACCCGAATACCAATGAAGTTTACTGAAGAAAATTTATCTTTCAAGTTGCGAAGAAGAGAATCTGTAAATTCATGATAATTGTAACCAACAGAATAAGTAGTTCCCAGTTTACGATCTCGAATAAAAGATTGATCTGGATTAATTCTACGATTTCCAATATAAGGTTCAGATTCCCAATGCCGATTCACCTCAACATGATGTGAAAGTTGATTTGCTTCACCATCAGTCAGAATAATACATTGAACTTTCTGAAGTTTATTTTCTTTTTGAAAATTAGGAAGAATCTGATGAAGACAAATTAATGCTTCATTTAAAGGAGTTCCAGAAAGGTTCAATTTGTCTGGGATAGAATATGTACTTCCATAGGCATTATTAAAATAAGTAGCAAGTCGCCATACATTAATGAGTTGTTTTTCAAGATCTCTTGAAGAAACTTTACTAGTAAGAAGATTCATCAGATTAAAATCATCATCAATTGCAAGAAGTCCCTCTTTCTTCTCATAATGTGGTTGCATATTTGCATTAACATATTCATTCTTTTCTTGATCATAATATGCTCGGTTCCAATCATTTGTAAAGGCATAAACCTCAAATGGAATAGAAACTTTTTTACAGAACCAAATCAGATTAAACAATTGCTTACAAGTATCCAAAAGAACTTGTGACATTGATCCACTCCAATCAAGAATAAAGATAAGTCCATGATTTTTTCCATTAGGAATCACGGTTACTTTCTTGAAAAGATCTTCATTATATTTGTAAGTATGAAGGCGAGCAGTATCAAGAACTCCTGTACGAGCCGTGGAAGAACGAGCATATGCATCCGCAGACTTACGACACTCAAACTCTTTTACAAGATAATTTACTTCTTTCTGTGCAGATACCTTAAACTTGCGGTATTCTGAATCAGACTCTTTGTAAATATTACGAAGTGTATTATTATTATTTTGATTATATTCATCACAATACTTTTGTTGATGTGTAAAGAAATCATCAATTACTTTATGAACTTCTTCATTTTTTGCAATAACAGTATCAAGATTTAATTTCGGAACTTCAACATAAACATTATCGATTCCATTCTTTGAAACCAATTCACGAATACTCTCTTCAAGTTTATTTACAGTTTTGGCTTCTGGTTCATTCTGAGAATTAGTTTCTGGAATAGATTGCCCACCAGTAATTTTGTTGGCATTATTTTGATCATTGGCATTCTCATTGCCATTCTCTTCTTGTGGAGTTTCTTCCTGTTTGTAATCTTGTTCTTGATTTTGATTTCCACCACCAGATTGTTGTGGTGGAACTGAAACATCATCAACTTTTTGTTCTTCTTTTTCTTTTTTACAATGTTTGTAAAGAAGTTCGGCAGCAATTAGTACATCAGCAAATGTTTCCGTATCTGAGATTGTATCGATAATTTCTTTCTCTTCTCCACTTTCAATGGGAATATCAACATAACCACCAATCTTAAAAAACAGATTTGCACGATCTGCAAGATTCATCTTGGAGATATCTTCATTCTCTAGAGAAAAGAAATCTTGATCACTAAGTTCACGATATCCGTTATAAAAAGTCTTTGCAAGTCCCATGTACTTGCGTTTCATCAGTTTTTCAATACGAGCATCCTCAACAATATTCACAAACTGTTGAGGAATCTTTGTATTTTCACTCCAGTCCTCATCGGGAGTAAAAAGTGCGTGCCCAACTTCATGTCCGACAAGCAAATCATAAACAGTATTACTTGCTTTCTCCCACAAAGGAAGAGTCAGAACCCGAGTGTGAACATTAAACTGAGCAGTTTCAACCCGACGATGCTCAACAACTAGATCTTCAGTAGCAAGCAGTTTCGCAAGTTGAGACTTGATTTCGTGAGAGACTGGCATTTGATTCGTTTCGTATGAACTCACTATAAAACGAAAGATCGCCTTTTGGGCGATCCATGTGCTGCTTCTTAAACTGTCTGAGTCTTGCTTTTGCTTGCCTCAGTGCTTGTGGTTTAAGTTTTCGTTTCTGAGGTTTCCCAGAGTTATGTTGCCAGTTTGGAGTTGTCATTGTTTTTTGGTGGTTCATGCCACCATACGAGAAAATCCTTTTATCTTTTCAAATTTTATGACACTTTCGAATTTGTCCTCCAATCCACTCTTATGAGAAATCACAAATACATTAGCATCCTTAATCACATACTTAATAATTTTTAGAAATTCTTCTGTCCCAAATCCATCCAACGAAGAATCAAACACTTCATCCATAATCAGAAGATTTGTATTTACTGAGTTTTTCATTCTTGCAACTTCACGCCAAGTAAAAAGAAGTGCGAGATCAATTCTCATCTTTTCACCCTCACTAAATGAAGCATAAGAAAAATCTTCATGAATTGGAGATTGAACAGTTTCATTAAATTCTTCATCAAGAGTGAAGTTAATATAAAAATCCATCATCTGCAGATAACGATTTACCTGTTGATTGATCAGGGGCAAATACTTCTTAATGATTTTGGATTTAACGCCACCATCCTTTAAAAGAGAATAGCAAAAATCATAGTAACTAACTGTATCCTTTTTTGCAGACAATTCATCATAAGTTTCTTGTAAACTATTCTTAAAAGATTCTAATTTCTCATGTTCAATATTTCTGTTTTCAAGTTGACTGGTAATTGTTTGAATTTCAGATTGTAGATCTCGGATTTGCTTTTGATATCCAGAAATTCTAGTATTGTTTTGAGAAATCTCATTCGTAAATTTACTAATCTCCTTAGTCAGAATATTAAATTGATGCTCTCTTTTTTCTTCTTCTTTAATTGCATCTTCTAGTTCTTGATAACCAGATTGCAACTCTTTTGCTTTAGCTTGAGCATCTTTAATTCTATTTAACCTAAATCTCTCATCAATTTCCTGAGTACAGGTTGGGCAAACCGTATTATCAGAGAAAAATTTATGTTCGTCTATAATTGTAGATACCTTCTGAGATATCTTTCCTTTGAGTGTTCCAAGTTTACGAAGTTTATCTGAAGTTCCAGAATACTCTTGAAGTTTCTTGTTTAAATCATCAACTTTATATCCAAGAGATTCACTCTTTTCTCCAAATTCTGTTTCTAACTTCCACAACTCATCAATCTTTTCTTCTTTTTGCTTGATATTTTTCTTTCCTCGATTTTCTAGTTCTTCAATAAAGTTTTGTTGCATTTCAACTTTATCATTTAGAGACTGTTTTTTAAGATCCAGAACTTTAGTTTCTTCCCGAACTTGACGAATCTTTTCTTTAATCAGAGAATTCATAGAAGAAAAGATACGAATATCCAAAAGATCTTCAATCACTTCTCTACGATGAGAAGCAGAAAGTTGCATAAAAGGAACAAAAGTGCTACTACCAAGAATTACAATCTGTGTAAATGATTTATAGTTCATTTTTAGAACATTTTGTTCTAACCACTTTTGCTGATCTAATGCAGCTGCTGCTTGATCTAGAAGAGTGTCATTTTTCCAAATCTCAAAAAGTGCTGGTTTGATTCCACGAATTACTTTCCAGTTTGTAGTTCCAATATCAAACTGGACTTCCACAACACAATCCTTTTCATTCACTGAGTTGATAAGTTGTGGTTTATTAATTTTACGAAATGGTTTTCCAAAAAGTGCAAAAGTAAGTGCATCCAAAATAGTACTTTTGCCGGCACCATTTGTTCCAATAATCAGGTTTGTTGCATTTTCAGTAAAATCAATTTTTGTCGGTTGATTGCCAGTAGAAAGAAAATTTTTCCAAGAAATATTTTTAAATAAAATCATGTTCAGTATTAGGAGGAATTACAATATCATTTTTAGTAATAACAGTATATTGATACCCATGCATATTGCAGGTTTCTATCATTAATTCATCATCTATTTCAATCACATGCATTTCTGGATATCCCTCTTCCTCCAGCATCATAGCATATCTAATGGCATCGTCTTCTTCATCAAATAAGTAAAGAACTTTTTCTCCTTTATCATTCATTACAGAGTATGCACCCTCTGTTTCTTTTCCATTGATTGCAAGTATAAACATCTTAAATCATCTCACATGCTTCTTGATAGATTTCACGAATCATCGTTTGAATTTTTGATCTATCAAGTGTGATTTCTGCCTCCTCAATATATCTATTCAAAATAGATAATGTATCTTCAGATTCATGTGCTTCAAAATCTTCTGGAGTATCAAGGATAAAATTCTCAACAATCTTTAAGTCCGCAACATTAGATGCATAAAGTTTATCAATAAACTTTTCAAACTTTTTAGTACTTGATTTTTTGCGAACGATTACTTTAACAATTTTATTTTCATACTCTCTCGTATCAAATGTTTGATAATTAGTATCCTCATAATGAAGAACATAATACATCCTATAAGGATTATTGACAGGAATATGTTCTAATGTTTCAGTATCAAAAATATGAAATCCTCTGATATCATTCACATCATTCCAGAACATTTCATAAGGATTTCCAAGATAATAAACCGTACCATTATCTGAACGAGTATGATAATGTCCAGAAAATACTTTTTGATATCCATCAAATACTACGGAATCCATACCATCATCCATAGTATGTCCACGATATGCTTGGAATCCGTTTAGTTCTAAATGCCCCATTGCAACTTTACAATTGCTATTCTTAATCATTCCATGAGTTTTTTCTTCGTTATCAGCACAAATCCAAGGAATAAACAAAACATCCAATCCACCAATGTTTACAATATCAGGATTACTATATGTCTTGATATTTGAATAATTTCTCAGCAAAAGAGAAGGAGAATTTACATTATTTGTATTTTTATAATATGCATCATGATTTCCTACTAACATATGCACATCATACTTTGAGAGAGGATCTAACACTACTCTTTTTGTCCATTCAAGACTTTGATAATCAATCGATTTACGACTATCAAATGCATCTCCTAAATGTAAGACTGTAGTGATACCTTCTTCTTCTAACTTTGGAAAAAAGATATTCTTGTAAAAGAGCTCAAAATAATCTTGAAAAAGTTTAGAACCTTTACGACACCCATAATGTGTATCTGTTATAATTGCGACTTTCATTAATCAATAACGAAGTTTTGAATGAACGGCATCCTTGATGGAATTATAATCGGAATAGTTGCTGCCGTCAATAGTGTTATTATCGTCAAAAACTTCCGAGAACCCAGATCTCTCAATGATTTTATTTTTAATTTCAAGTTGCTTTTTCTCTTTCTGAATGCGTCTCAGGAATGCGTAGTGAATAATCTGAGTGAAATAAGCAAATGGATTTTGAGATTTCTCTGGATTAAAATTATGAATATATTGTACGCAGTTCTCAATTCCATCAGAAATCATATCTTCCTTAAACATATAATTTACAAAATTTGGTTTAAAGGATAAATGATTTGCAATCTTCAGAAAACATTCACCAATATAACGTGGAATAGGAGGTTTTGTACTCCAAGATTTCGATCTTTCATCTTTCGTCGGTTCTCTACCATTTTTCTGAATGAAAGATATTTCAACATCTTCACGATACTTGATTAATGCTGCAAGAAATTCTTTGTTATTTACGTAATGTTCTGACCTTTTTCTTTTGGCCATAATTGATGTTGTTACCATAAGTAGTCTTCATAATTATGTATGAATTCTAACATCTAATTAAGTACTTGACAAGTTTCGTAAATATGCGTAGAATACCTTTGTTGGGTTTGAAGATCAGGGCTTAGCCTTTTTTATAGATCTTCTCTAATATCTCTTTTGCATCTGATACTGAAGATATATATCCCATCTTTCTATCTATTTTATAATTATTAGAAGAAGAAAAATTGATATCATTCTGTCTAACATAATTTTGATACATGGTTATCATTTCAATATCAGAAGATTCTATTAATGTAAGGACATCATTCATGTTAATGATGATCATATCTTCTGTTGTAGTTTTTAACCAAGGTTCAATTTTATATCCATATATTTCACCTTTTCTTCCTTTTACCTCGACAATATTGATAGGATTGCTTATAATCAAAAGAGTTCTATCTTTTTCTTCAGAAGCTGCTACCTTTGCAAATATTTCTTCTCCCGACTTTAGTTTGATTGTGGCATAGAAATCGTCTTCAATCATTTTTCTTAAGTTGTATGGTGATTATATCATAATTAAATTTCTCTTCATTATAGGTTTTAATTCTTTCAATTAAATGATTTAGTGTATAGTTTCTTCTTGATTTAGTTGAACAATCATCAGCGATGTCGTATAGTACTGCTTTAGTTTTATTTTTTCCTTTTCTAAGTACTCTTCCAATCGATTGTAAATTTCGTACTCTTGATTTACTGGGCGAAGCAAAGATAACGTTATGAAGGTTTTTAATATTAATACCAGTAGAAAAAGTTCCATAAGAGGCAACAATAATTGTGTTGTTCTCCCTCTCTGTTATTTCCCTTACCAATTCCCTTTCTTCAGTATCAACTCCTCCATGGACAAAAAATACTTTACGATCATCTTGCTTATCATTATTTATCTTTTCGTAGAGTACTGCTCCATGAGCTTCAACTCTACTAAAGAGAACAAGAGTATTCCCTTTTAAATCAAGAGATAGTTTTTTGATGAAATTATTTCTTTGTTCATGAGAGATTAAATACTGTATCTCATCTTCATAGGTTTCAAACTTCTGAGGTGAATGTTTAAGTATTAAGCAATTGATATCCAACTTCGATAAAAACCCTTTCTCTTGAAGTTCTTTCGTTCTTACAATTTTATATGATGGTCCAAACAAACCTTCAAGAACCCACTTGTGAGTTTGAGTTCCATCTAATGTTCCAGTAAATCCAAATCTATGCTTCGCTGTATGAAGCTTAGTCATAATTTGAATAAGTGATTTTGACTTAAATAGATGAGCCTCATCTCCAATTACAACATCAAAATCTTCAAACCAAGATCTTTCTAGTTTGTAAATAGATTGCCAAGTTGTAATAATGATAGGTTTGTTTACATCTTTATCCCTACCAGAGTAAATACGGTGACAGTATGATTCAGCGTCCCATCCATAATCTTGAAAGTCCTTATACATCTGCTCTACAAGACTGGTCGTTGGAACGACTAAGAGAATTCTTTTCTGGTTATCCACATAATACCGCGAGAGTGCGTAAATCATCAGACTTTTACCTGACGCAGTTGGACTTATCAATAACCTTCTATTATGCCTTAGTGCATCATATACTCCCTCTATTTGATAATCCCTAGGCTCATGTACTGATATTGATTTCATATAATCTCTAACTCCATCAAATGAGATCATCTCATTTACTTCAAATGGAGCTCCAAAAAATTTATTATCCTCAAAGTGATAAGTGTATCCATATTGCTTACAGAAGGATACAACCTTATCCAACAGACCAACATAGATCTGTTTTGATCTCATATCATACAAATGAATTTCCCCATTCCAATTCCTTCCACGGTACTGGGGCATAAACTTTGCATTAGGAACCTCAAATTTGAAATGATCTCTTAGTTCGTATTCAATGTGAGGTTCTGTGTTAATCTTTAAAAATACTTCGTTCGACTTTTGAATTATCAGGTTTGCGTTTGATGCACTTACAATCATAACGATTTGTGTCGCTATGATTATTTATTTACCCTAGTCCAGCCTGGAATTTCATAAACTCAATTGCATTTTTGATCTGATATGTTCTGTTCTGAATAACCTTTAAGATACTTTCAATATAAACAAGAATTGTATCATAATAATCAATCTTGAGACATACTGTAGAAAGTTTTTCGTCCGCATCAAGATATTTTTGCATTGTATCTTTATCCCTGATTTTTTTGGGAAAAGGATTTTCTACATAAACATCTGGGTCAGCCTTTCCAGAATAATACTCATATCTTTCGTGTCTAATATTTCTTTTCTGCTGCTCTGCTTTTTTTCTGAGAAGAAATATAGTATTATAGATTTCAAAGTATTTTGAATGTAGTGCTGGAATATTTAAAGATTCTGTGTGCAAATTATCTGGATCTATCTTTGCATCCTCTTCCCACATTCTCTGAATAGTATCAAGGTCAAATGTCATAGAGGTGTGCCACTCAAATCAGTTATCTCATAGTAAGTATACTTGAAAGAAACGTCTGCTGTAAAGTACTCTATGTCAGTATTTGTAGCATCGAAGGTTAATGTTGTCAATGAGTAAGGAAATAATCTTTGAAATTTAATTTGAAATTTAGATATTAAACTACTAGATAAAATCTGCAAAGTTCCGTCAGAAAAAACATTTTCCATTGATCTGGATGGACGGTCTAATGCTCTATTTCCTGTTTTTTGGAGGTCATAAATTTGTTCTAGTTTTTCCGGATATCCTAAACCTCTCAACCAGTTTTGAATTTCCATATAGTTTTCAAGATTCTCATCCACAAGAAAACGTATGTTTAAGTCTCCAAACTGCAACTTATCTCCTGGTTGATCAATATCTTTGAGGTAAGTTGGTTGAACTGCTATGCCCAGATTTAAGTCTGGAATATTTGCTTGATTACAAAAGAAAGCAACTTTAGGACTTTTATCTAAAGTAAACTTAAAACCAGTAGGAGCTAAAAAGTTCCTATTTTCAATCTGTTTAGACATGATGGGGTTTTCTAAGTATTTAGATAAAAAAAAGAGGGTCCCGAAGGACCCTCTGAATAAACCTTGTGAATTAGATCACATTAAATTTTTGACCGCAACACGTCTGTAGTAACGGTTCTGGTTGGTCTGAAGACGACCAAGACCCTGGTTGGTTCCTTCCGCGAATGGATTAGCAACCATGCCGTAGCGGGTCTTAAATCCAATCTTAGGTTGGAAGCTGTTCTCACCAACGGCACGAACCATTTGGAGAGGAACATATGGGCAATAGAACAAACCTGCGTCATAAGGTGAAGTTCCCTTATAACCAACAACATAGTACTGATTGCCAGGAGTTCCGTTAGCAGCAGTCAAGTTAGCAGCATAAGGATCGATATAAACACGATATTTACCTTGCAGAACACCAGCGAAGGTGTTGCCAGTATCATCAACGTTGAGGTTAGCATTGAGTGCTGGGGTGTAGTCCAGAACACCAGCCATGGTGAGTGCAGAAGCAACGTCAGCGGAACAAAGGATAACGTTACCCTTTCCACGACGAGTTCTCTGAGCGATTGCGTTAGCATCACGCTCAATCTGGAACAGGAGACCCTTGAACTTCTCAACGGACCAACGACCGTTGGAGTCGATATCGAGGTCAAAGATACCAGGAGTTGCTACATTTTGAACAGCACCTTGCTCGGCAACCTTATAGATGGTTCTGATGACTTCACGGTTGATCTCAGCAAGAATCTCTGTAGAGAGAATATTTGCGAGTTCCGCTTCAGCATTCAGACCATGAATTGCCTTCAGGTCTTGTGCAAGCTCAAGACTGTATTCTGCCTTCAGTGCTCTTGACTTGGCAGTAACAGTTACTTTCTCGATGCTGAATGCCATCTGGTTGAAGGCATCGTTACCGGTGCCATCAAGTGCTTCGGCAGCATCAGTACGCATACCCTGACCTACATTGTAGGCAGTTGAGGTAGCGGTTCCAACTGGGTTGAGAACTGAAGGATTGGTGCCACTCTGAGTGGTTGTACCCATACCTACAGGCTCATCGGTCATACCATCGGATTCGTCGAAACCGTAGTCTTGACCTGAGAATGCTGAATCTGCTTCGTTAAAGAACGCTTCAGATCTTGCACCTTCCTTGTAGTACTGGGAGCGCATTGCGAAAATGAGTCCAGTAGGACCACTCATTGGTTGAACGCCTGCAACATCATAAGCGATCAGATTAGGCATTGAACGTCTGATCAGCGAAATCAGAACAGGGTCAAAACCTGCAGTAGGACCACCAGCAGCTGAACCGCTCTGATATCCATCAGATCCTACAGCGTTGGTTGGTGCTTCTGTGAGATAGTTTGAACCATTTTCGAAAGCAGATTGCTCACGAAGGAATTTTTCTTGGTTTTCTAACAGGACTGCGGTTACCGCTCTACGATGGGAATCTTTGATTGAATCAAGACCCTCATAGTTGAGGAGAGGTGCCCACTTTTCCTGCAGATGCTCGGAATGGAACATTTGCTTTACCTTTGTTATTGAATGTTTGGGTTTGAATTATATTAAATTCAATTATTTGCTGAATGCTGAAAGGGTCTTCAGGTAGGTTGCCATTGAACCAGAAACTTGTTCTGGAGCTGAGTCAACACCCTCGGATAGGGTTTCAGATTTTGCAGCCTTTGGAGTTGATTTTGCTGAGAAGTATGACTCCTTCAGCATCTCCAGTTTTTCACGATATCTTTCCTCACTTTCAAACTCAACACTTTCGGCAAGTGATGCGAGTTTCTCTTTCTGAGTAGCAGCAAGGCCCTCAGAAACCTGTTCAAAGATTCCATCAGCAACCGACTCTGCGAGACGCTTGTTGAGTGAAATATTTCTTTCGATTTGCTCGTTGAGTTTTGTCTCCATTTCATCAAGTTTTTCTACCATGCTCTCAAGCACATCATATTTATCTTCAGGGATTGATACATAATGTTCTTCAAAAAGTCCTTTCAGACCAGTCATGAAGGACTCAGTGAGTTCTTCTTTCAGGCCTGCTTGAACTGCAATTTGGTTCTCTAGGAACCATTCTTCTGATACATACTCAAGGTATGAATCTACTCTTTCTGAAAGTTCGGATTTAATTTCCTGAACTTCTTCTTCAAGAGCAACAGCATACTGCTGCTCAAGAGTTTCTTGAATTTGAGTAACTCTTGAAGTGATAGCAGCTTCAAAAATTGTTTTTGCTTTTTCTTGGAATTCTTCAGAGAGTTCTTCACCTTCTAGAAGAGCATTAACATCCTCTTCAATATCATAATTATCTTCAACTACTTCTTCAATATCTTCTTCAGTTTCATCTTCGGATTCTTCAGAAACTACTTCATCATTGATCTCTTCTTCCTCTTCGATGACTTCTTCATCATCAATTTCTTCTTCTTCCTTCACTGCTTTCATTGCCTCAGCAGGTTTTGCTCCTTTAGTTACAACATCCTTAACTTGCTTAAGGGTTGCACCTGGAGTCTTCAACTTTGCTGAATCATCGTCAGACTTATAGTTATCTGGTGTAGGACCACCGAGATCTTCCCAAGAACCAGTTTGACCTGGGGTTGAATCTGAAAGACTTGGCATTGCCTCTGCTGGTTTTGCACCGGCATTGACAGCAGTTTTGGATTGCTTAGTGCCTACTTCCATTTCTTGTAATTGTGTACCACGAGACATTTGAACTCTCCGATTTACCTGTATGAAATCTATATTTATTTATAATTTAAAGATTTGCTAGAAATTCGTTGAATAAGTTAAGTTTATGCTCTTCTAAAATTCTTTGATCAACTAATGTGTTAATTCTTTTCTTCGTTTGTTGTGCATACTTTTCACGAAGAATACCGCCATCCCAAATCCACTCTTTTCCCTCCATAATTCCCTGAACAAATGCATCAGGTGCAGATGGATCTGCTACAATATCAGCAGCAGTTGCGAGCATGAAATCTTCACCAACTTCTTTATGTCCTTCTCTTGTTTCTCTTAGTGATCCGATACCGCGAGAGGAAACTCCAAGAGTAACTCCATCTTTAAGAAGAGATTCTGCAATCTTTCCCATTGGAGTTGAAAGAATTTGAGCCTTTCCAATAAAATTATTTCCCTCTCTCTGAAGATCTATAATTTTATGGGAAACTCTATCGAGGTTAACTGTAGGACCATCTGGATGACCAAGTTCCCCGAGAGCACGTCCTTTTTGAACATAGTTTTCATTATAACGCTTAACTTCACGCTCCATTACAGGCATACGGTATACTCTACCGTTTCTGTTTACCTGCTCTGCCTGTAGAAAAATGCCTTTAATGAAAAGGTTTTTCTTACCATTCACACTCTCAGTAATAACTTCTACCTTTTCTATTTCTTCTCTGATTAGTTTCATTAGACTGATCCGCTAGTTTGAACTTGTTGTAAATAGACTTTTCCACTTCCAGTACCTAATGCAGCAACTTTGAAGTTTCCTCTTAGTTCTGCATATGTGCCCAAACCATCTCTGGTTGGGGAAGGAGCTCCCGAAGATGTATCCGCATCAACAACAATTCTTGTTCCAAAATAACCAGCAACTCCGGATGAATCGTTAACACTAAGTACAATTTTGTTTGAGAAATCGTATCCAGACTGTCCAGTTACAGTCAGTTGTACGGCATCTCCAACATTAAATGGTGATCCTGTTCCTTCAGGGAAATCAATTGTAGTAGTAGCACCTGTAGTAATTCCAACAACTCTTTGAGTCATTGGTTTTCCAAGACTAATAATTTCAGGTTCTCCTTGAGTAACATAATAATTTGCAGGTGTTGCGATTGGATTTGTACCAATTGCAATATGAGCATCTGCACTAACTACAACAACTCTCAAATAAGGAGTTTGATGACTAAACACTGTTGATTGTGTAGTCGATGTTGATGATGTTATAGATGTGCAAATGCCTACCGGATTATGCGCCATTATTACTATAATTATTTGATGTTAATTATTTATAATCACTCTTGATCTTCGATATACTCTTCGTCTTCTACGTCGATATCTTCTTGACCGAAAGTATCTGAGGCTACTACAGGTCTAAAGGCATCTACTTTTTCTGCAGACTTTGCAAATAACATATCTTTGATTTTGTCACTGATTTGAGATGGTGATTCATCAGCAACAATCATATCTAGAAGTTCTTCCATCTTAATATAAATGATTGATACTCAGTTATTTATCAAATTTCTCCAGATTTAAATTCTTTTGCTGACGGTTCTACAATCTCAGCATCCTTTTCTAAATCAGGCTCTTGAACTGGTTTTCCCAAATCTCCCATTTTTCCTTTTGGTTCTTCTAGTGGAGCACCTGTTTCGGGATCAATTGGTGCATTTGGATCTGGAATGATACCTTCTTTAATTTCTTTTTTAATGAGAGTATCTTGTTCAATGATCTCTTGATCAGTTTGGCGAAGAATTTTGCGACGAACATAGTCTTGAGAGTAATACTTTCCAATATATGGTTCTGCTGTAGCAACCATATTCAATCTCTCATTCATCAATTCGCTTTCTTTTAGTTCTGCGAAATGATTATCATATAAGAAATCATATTGAATATGATCACTCATAATCTCCCAATCTTCGGGAGTAATTATATTCTTGAGAATGAGTTGAGTTTTTAGCATGTCATTAAACATGTTTGAAAATCTCTTTCTAAGACGACCTACAAACTTACTAAACTTAACTTCATCTCTTAAGATTTCCGAAGATCTTCCTAGGTTAAATCCACCCTCACCACCAATTCTTGATGAAGGAACATTTAGTGAACGATAAAGTTTTTCTTGGAAGTATTTGATATCGGTGATTTCTCCAAGATTTTGGCCACCTGGAAGTGTTGAGATTTCAGTTCCTCTACCACCTTCACGACGAGGAAGCCAAAAATCTTCTAACATACTCATGAACTTTTTATCATCACGAATTTCTCCAGTAGATGCATCATATACCAACTTATTACGATAACGCATCATGACATCACGAAGATATTGTTCTGCTTTTACTTTAGGTAGATTACCAACATCAATATAGAAAATTCTTCTTTCTGGTGCACGGGATAGTCTGTAGATAACAAGGCTATCTTCAATCATGCGAAGTTGATTGAGAGATTTAATTGCCTTATGGAGGTATGAAAGAGTTGATCCTTTATTTCTATCTACAAGACCTGATGTGCAATAGGTGACTGCATCTCTTGCAATTTTAATTCCAGTGTTTCCTCCCATTGCTCCTGGGTTGCCAACTGGATATCCAGATTTTGGATTATATACAAAATATTCTTCAATTTCAGGAAACTTATAACCCATTGGATTATCCTGAACTGAAATGTTTGCAGATCTAAACCTATCATTATCAGTCTTTTTATGTTGACGCACATATCTCATTTTGAGTGCATCAATGTATCTAAGTTCTTGAATGCCTTCGTGAGGTCTCTTTAAATCAATTACTTTGTGATAGTAAAGTCTACCGTCAATATACCAATTCCTATAAATTTCGTGAGACTTTTTATCAAAATCCAATAACTCTAGGATATACTTAAACTCTTCTCTAATTTTCTTTTTCAATCCATCACTTGCATTGAGATTTGAAAGTTCAATCTCTACCGGAGTGTCATTGGTATCTGAAACAATTGCTTCATTTACAATATCTTCAATGGCACTATCACATTCTGGATGTAGGGCCATCTCACGATATCTTTTGATTAAATCAAATTCAGTTCTATAAACCCCCTCAATATCAACATACGAACCAAAAAACCCACTAGTCAAATAATGATCAACCCCGTCCTCATTATTAGGAGGAACGGGGGATACTGTAGTGGGTGATTTTGGTTCGTTATCCTCAATAGAGAAACCAAAAAGTTTAGCCATAATTTATTATTTTGTTTCTGATCTTTGGACTATTTATTAGATCAGTTTTCGCCTGATAATGGAGACCAATATTGAACTTGAAATTCTACTGAGAATTCTTCAATAGTATCTGAACTATCATATGATAAATCAATAGCAGAAATATTGGTTGGGAAGATGCTATAAAACTTATATTGCTTAGCGACTTCAAGACCAGAACCGTCAACAGCACCTGTGTTTGTTGATTGTCTTGTAAATTGCTTAACAACAGCATCTACTTGATAGTCTGCTGGATCAGTAAAACCTGAACCATCGGCATACTGACCAATCTGTTGCATCCAATTTTCCATCGCAGTGCGGATGGTGAAATCCGTGTCATTAATAACAGTAACTGTCCAAGTATCAAAAGTACGATCACCTGCTACTTTAAAAATTCTTCCTCTAAAAGGAACTTCAATTGGTGAAATATTTGATGCTGGAAGTTGTGCTGCTTTACAAAGAATTGAGAAGTTGTCTGCACTGTAGCTTGCTTCTCCAGCACCTGGAAATTCTCCAGTTAGTACAACTTCAAATAGATTAGGGCGGGCACCGCCCCCAACTAGAGTTGATTTGAAGTCCTGAATTGTATGTGCCATTTTTTAAGTCCTCCTTGTGTTATTTATCGTATAGGTGGATTAAGCGCGTCCAGCGACTTCTTCAAAACTTACACCAGTTCTCGTTGCAACGAACGTGAGGGTGACATAATTGATAGACTTGGTTGGTTTCAGATAGATGTCCGCTCTGAACTCATTATTATCAATAACATCTGGAGTGTTATTTGTGCTATCGCAAACAACCAGGAAGTCATATAGACCTCTCTTTGCCTGAACATCGCGGAGGTATGGTTCAACAATGTTCTTGAAGTTTGCTCTTGTTAACTCATCATTGAGTTCAAAGAGTTGTGATTCAGCCGCTCTTTGTAGTGCCTGTTCAACTGTGAGGAATAGGCGACGAACGTTGATTCTATCAAATGCGGATGCATAACCGAGAGCAGTCTTATCTCCAAACAGAAGTGTACCAACTCCAGGTTGTGTTACAACTGGGTTAATTCTCTGCGGATAAAGTTGATCTCTCTGAGCCTTGCTTGGGTTATATGCAAGTTTGATAGCATTGTTAATGATACCTCTTTGCTGGCCAGCAGGCGAGAACCAAGGATATGCAACAATGTTCGTGCGGGTCATTAAACCAGCAACGTCAGCATTTGTTGGTACATAACGGAACTTGTTATTAAATCTATCATAGGTATACTTGTAACCACTATCAAATACTGAGAATGATGAAGAAGATAATGTGCTAAAGTAGTTGATGAGATTTGTTGTCTGAGTAGTTGTGTTGGTTACTCCAATTAGATCAGATCTATGTGGACCAACAGTAGCAATACAATCCTTTCTCTCATTTGCAAGAGAAATTAGATAGTTTGCTTTTGCCTGACTATCAAAACGATTTGAGAGACCAGGGCCCATGATTAAGTAATCAACCTCTACTTCATCCTTATTACTGAACTCTTCGTATGCTGTGATAAGATCGCCAAGAGTTGCAGTCATTCCCTTATTGGCAGAATAATCAACCCCACCACCAAGAGTATATGTAATGTTACCAACTGCAGAATAAGTTACGTCTTGAGCATCAAGTCCCCAGAGACCATCTCCAGTTGTTACTGCAGTAAAGTCTGTCGAGAATCCTGTTGCTACAGGTACTGTTCCCCAATTTACATCTTCTGCAGAGGAAGGATTGCTTCCTGCATAAACATTTGGAGAGAAATCTGCAACGAAACCTTCGTACCAGATTTTTTGTGGTGAATTGACTGAAGAAACAGCATCTTTTGCTTTGGAAAGGCTTACATGCTTCTCTAGAAGTGTTCCCTGATTACCAGTAATTGTTCCGAGATCATCAACAACAACAACATGAATTCCATCATTCTTACCATTTCTTTCCAGAACATACTGGTTTGAAACTGGTTTTGGTGCGATAGACTTCCAGAAAATTGTGGAGTTTGTCAGTCCAAGTGTCTGTTGATCATACCAGTCAACTGCTGTTGCTGGAGTCGTTCCAGAACCAGCACCAAATGTTCCTGTGTTAATACCTGAGTTATTGACAAAGAATACAGTATCTGAAGTATCGAAAGATGCAATTGCACTTCCTTCAGCATATGTAATCTTGGTTTCTGTTCCTGCTGCAGATACTCTTGAAACAACTTTTACATCAATTGTAGAAACGCTGTTAGTAGCATCTGTAGAAACGCCAGTAATGATGCCCTTTAGATAACCATCAAAAGTTGCGGTTGTTCCTGCTCCAGGAATTACTTGACCGACAAGAGATGCGGTAATTCCATAACCAACTCTTGCACCAGCAGTGCTAAGATCGGTTGTTGTAATACCAAGAGTTTGATCTGCGATGTCGTCGATTACACAAACCTTCAGACCATTTGCCCATGTTCCTGGGTTCTTTGCAGCCCAGGTATAGTTGTTATCTTCACCATCAGCATGGTTCTCAAGATAATCGTCGTAGTTTTCGATTTTAAGTGCAGTAGTTGATGCAATACCAACACCAGCATTAGCATTGTTGAGTGTGCTTCCGCCAGATCTAACTACTTTTAAAACTCCTCCGTATGAGAGGAAAGAAGATGCACTCATCCAGTACTCGTATTGAGCATCTGTAGAGAGTGGTTTTCCGAAAGTATTAATTAAATCTTGTTCGGTTGCAATATCAATAGGCTCGTTTACTGGACCGATGGGAAAAGGACCTGCAATTGCGCCAATATTATCTAAAACATTATCAACTCTTCCTGTAGTTAAATCAACTTCCCTGACGAGTACGCCTGGAGATAATTGAGGAGTCGCCATGTTTTTCTCCTAAGAAATTCTCAGTTTATCTAAAAAATATTTATTAAAAAAAGAGTTTACATAGGGGAAATCTGGAGTGAACACTACCAATCTGGATATTCCCATATAATTGAAAGTTTTGAATATGCTTTTCTTTTAACAGAAACTCTTTTTATTGTACATTCCTTGCACTCATATGAGTATGAAGATGCTACAGGACCTCTATCTTTTCGTGTTCTGTAAAAACCATCGATTAAATTCTTTACCTCTCCACATACCCTACATCTTCGATCATTCAACAACAGGTGTCCAAATCTAAGTTGACTGTCAAGTTCCATTACATATACTCCCACATATATGATCTATCTCCGTACTCATCAGTAAACCACCGATCCCCATCAGCATCAACAAAACTATTTGAGTCTAATCCATCAGAAATAAATCCAAAAGGTGCCATATCTTGTTCGATTTGATTTTTTTGCTCTTCATATAATCTTTTACGAACATCTTGATCTGTAAGTTCTTTAAAATAATCTTGTGCTACTAACCAAGCATATATTACAAGACACATTGCAAGGTCATCATTGCATCCTTCTTCTGCCTCAAATGAGTTGCTTTTTGAGATAAAGGTAGTAAGTTCAGAAATAATTTCATAGTCATTGAAAATTAATTTATCTTCTTCTACCATTGTCTTAAGATTAAGAGATCCAACTTTTTTCACAGTTTTGGACATCTTTACTCCAAGTTGAGTTTTCTTTCCAGAGAATCCTTGACCAACAATTTGCCCTGCTCTTCCTCTCATAGAACACATAAGTAAGTTTTGATATTCCAAATCATATTGAAGAATACTTGCTACTTGATCTCCAATATCATTCACTTCACAAAGTATAAATGCTCCATTATAACTCTTTGCTATTTCATAAATTATATTTGGAAATAGCATTGGTTTAATTTCATTATTTCTATACTTTGCAACTACCTTGTGTGGAAATTGTGTAATATCAACCACGACAAATGCCGAATAATCCTCACTTACTCCTCTTGCCACATCAACAGTAATCACATAATCGTGGTTATCTTCGGGATCAACATACACATCTAATCCTTTACTTCTTGTTTTTGGTTGATCATAAACTAAACTTCTGAGTTTACTTGGTGCAATCAGAGTATCAACAGAACCTAGAAACTCACACTCAAACTCAACCTTAAATTGTTGTTCTGATGTGTTTGCAATAGTTTGTTTTTTCCATTCCGCATCTCGTCCTGGAACTTCACTCCAATGAACATCAGTTGGAATATATTCATTCTTCCCCTTCTCCGCATCGTGCCACATACGGTAGAAGTGGTTCATACCGTGAGGTGTTGATACTATGATGACTTTTGTGCTTTTACCTGAAGTAATAGTAGGATAAACAGATGCAAAGAACGAATCTGCGATATGGTTTGGAACGAACGCAAATTCGTCCAAAAATAGAATATTGAATGACATACCACGAACCGCAGAAGCAGAAGTAGAAGCAGCCAAGATTTTACTTCCATTTTCAAGTTCCAAAGAACCCTTGTTCCAAGATATAATACCTTGCTGCATCCACTTTGGTAAGTTTTCATATGCGGTTTGTAATCTATCTAAAAGTTCTCTTGCAGTTGCTGCTTTGTTTGCAAGAATACCAATATTTACATTATCATTGAAGACTGCATAATGCAAAAGAAACGATACCACGGTAGTAGACTTACCAGTCTGTCGTGGCATCTTACAGATGTTAAATCTATGATCGTGAAAATTTCTAACTAACTTTTCTTGAAAAGGATACATTGCAAAAGGTTGCAATCCCTTATCAAGAGTTACAATCTTAACATAATTTTTTGCAAAATACACAGGATCACTTTGACACTTAATAAACTCCTCAATTTGTTCTTGAGT